TCCGGTGGGGAACTCCATCTGATCCATGCGCTTCTGGAAGTTCGCCCAATAGCCCTTGGATTGCTTCTTGTCGGGGAGCACGTCGTAGTTGCGCCCAGCCGCCAACCATTTGTCCATGTTGCCCGGCCCGGCATTGTAGCCGATAGCCGCAGCTTCGAGGTCGCCACCGGCTCGCCTGACGTTCATGGCCCAATAGTCGCGGCCCACACGAGCATTATCTTCCATCGTGCCGTCAGACGGTCTGATCCCAAAGCCGGGGTCAGCCAGTGTCTTGGGCACAACTTGCATCTCGCCTACAGCTTGGTCGCCTTTGTTCGCCCCGCCGGGGATCACAGGGCCGACAGCGTAAGGGTTGTTGCCGCTCTCGATGAACTTGATGATGTCCTGCGTGGCCACGGCGAGTGCGGGCAGATCACCGCTCTCCATCGCGTTATGTATCACAGCCGCCTGCGTCTTGCCTGCGGTAGTGTAGGGGTCCATAGCCGAGGAGTAAGCCGCCTTCATGTCAGCGTCGTCCATGTCGATGCCGTAGCGCGCCTCGATCTCCATCGTGCGTTCTGCGGCTTTACCCGGATCGACCGTGCCTTGCTTGATATCTAGCTCCAGCGCGCGATGCTCGTTGAACCGGGTCTCGTTATACTCGTTCTTCAGCCGGGTCTGATACTGCTTCTCCGCGTTCTCGACGCGGTTCAGTTGCTCGGTCGTGAACTCGTCGAACACGCCAGCAATCTTGAGCAGGTTGTAGGCCCGTGGATTGTCGTTCGTGAACGCGAGCACGATGCCCTCGGACACAGCCGCCAGCCTGCGCTTCTCGCTCAGGCCCGCGGAGGCGCTATCGGGGCCACCCTGGGCGAAGCTCACGAGAGCACCGAGGCTCTGTGTGTCGCGGCTCATGATGTCGATGCCCCGCAGCAGCGCCGAATATCCTTGATCCTCAAGGAACGCGGTGTGCTGAAGGGTGTGCGAGGCAACCAGTTCGGGCACCTGCGCCGCCATGTTCTCGCGGATCAGGCGCGCCGTGCGTGGGTCTTGCCCCTCGACGGCGTCCTCAAGCTGACGGACTTGCTTCGCCCGGAATTCTTCCGGGTCCAGCGCATAATCCGCCTGCGCGATCTGCTGCTTCTGCGCAGCCGCCATAGCGGCGGAAACCGTCTGGGCTGTCATAATGCGGTGGCCCTGCAAGGCCCACTTGTCCGCACCAGCGACTTCCAGCTTCTCAAAGCTCTCGCCCTGAGTAGCCGCGATTGAACCGTCCAGCAAGGACGCCTCGTGCTGGGCATTCGCGGTGGCCTGAAGCCGCTCGCTCGCCCACTTACCGAGTGCGCTGTTGATCTGGCCCGTTATACTCTTGGGCTGTGAAGGCATAACCGGAGTGCGCAGGCCGGGGCCTGTGATCCGGATGGGGTCCACTTGGTCCGCGCCCGCGAGGTTATCCTTGGCGATGACGCGGCGATCTAGTCCCTGTGCCATAGGTTTCTCCTCATGAGTTGTGGAAGTTGGTGGTCTCCCACCATGTCTTCATTTGATCGCCGAGCTTATCGCCGACTGGCTGATTGCGGTCGTAGTCGTCGAGCAAGTTGCTGCCTAGTCCGACAGCCGCGCTCAACAGAGACGGCCGCTCGTGCACCTGAATGCTTTCGCCCATGATGGTTCCGACGTTGAGGTTCACGCGCTCTTGTGCGTGTTGCTGCATCTCGCCCTTGTAGCGAGCCTTGCGCGCAGCTTGTGCATTCAGGGCAGACTGCCGTAGGCCACGCATGGTGGCATCTACAGAGCCGCCCTGCACGCCAGCAGCGGCAGCAGAAACCGTGGCTGCTGCCTGATCCTGCGCTGCTTTCTTCTGCAAGTCCCAGCTAAGTCGACGGGTTGCGTCTTCAGTAGCGATCTCATTGCGCGTGATGGTGCCGCGTGACATAGCCGCAGTGATCTCCAGCATGCGGTTCCGATACTTTTGCAAGTTGCGGGCAAGAGAAGTTGCGATGCCTTGGTTGACGAAGCTAGTAATGCCTTGTCCGACACTGAGGCCCATCTGCGCATACATAGGATTGATAGTCATGTGCGCGTTCCTCTCTTGAATACTTGACCCCGCCACTCGACCTCAAGGATCGCTATAGGACGGATGCCGTCATTTGCTGCTAGAGTGAGTTCGGACCAGTCAGTCCGCTCTCCCCACGGGATCACAAACTCGCCTGACCGGATGCCGATACCTGCGGTATCTTCCGGATCGTCGTCTGTGATGATGCGTGTATTGCTGTGCGTCTTGTCTGCTGTCCGGAACTTCGAGGTCATAGTAGCGAGTATAGACCCACTGTTCTCATAGAGCACTGTGAAGTCCGTGATGACCAATTTCGAGGAAGTAACAGATCGACCCTCCCGATCACGTATGAAAGGCATGGTCGGGGTAACGCTCTGCGTGTATTCCAGTCCAGCAACGACGGTGGCGCCTGACGGCACGTCCTCCTCGGCGAAGGTATAGGTGAAGGGTCCACTGCCCGATTGCGCAGTTTCCAGAACCTTCCGGCCGGGATTGGTGCAGCCCGTGTGCGCCACGAAGCTCGCGTCGTCATAAGGCACCGTCACCTGGAAGCTGCCATCGGCGACTTCATCAGTATAACGGTCCAAGGTTACACGGAACCCGACGTCGTGGTTGACGAAGTCCATGTCGAGTTTGGCGAGAACATAAGTAGACCCGTCGCGCATGATTGCATACACATCCGCGTTATCCCAGAAGACGTAGTGCACGTCATAGGGCAGGGTCCATTTGCTCCACGAAGACTGCTTCTTTTCGAGCCCTTCCCACAGATACTTGTAGACCCATACCGTCTTGGAAGACGCAGGGTCGTCTGTCAGGATCAGGCTGGTGTAGAAGTTCGTGCTCGTGGCGATATACGAAATCTCGCCGTCGATGTAGGTCGTGTTGCTTTCCGTCACGTTGTCCGCACCGTTGGTCGCGATCTCGTCTGATGCGAAGAACTCTTTCAGGCCGGCGTGTGTGCCGATAGTGTAGGGAAACAGGATCGTGCGGCCTGTGCTCGACGGGCGCGATGCGCCAGCCATCTCGAAGTCTGTCGTCAAAAGCATACCTGCGTTATTCGGCGTCAGAGCGGTCAGGCCCGACACGATGAACTGGTGGTTGTCCGACATGAGGAGCAAGTCCCTGTCGAACGGCACCTGCCAACGAAGCGCGACTTCGCTCTCGGTTGTCGAGGCGATGTCCAGCGGGTCGGTGTCTGTCTCGACCACCACGCTCTTACGATAGAGATCGGAGGGGATGTTGGTTCTGCCCGCTACCCAGTTCGGCCCGGCTGTGAAAGTGAGCCGCGACTGGAACCCGCCCATGTCCTGGATTGGGAAACCCACGAAGCTCGGGTGCGGATTGCTGTCGATGTCGCCGACACGGCGAGGTTGCCAGAAGTTGCGCTGGAAGTAGAACGTGCTCGCGACACGGAACAGCACATGAGGCATGGTAGTGAGGTCCAATGAAACGGGCTGTTCCACGTTCACCCACTCACGCCACGTTCCTGCCGTGCCGAAGCCCGCGCCGACCGTGCTCTCGTCTTCGACGTCAAATCGCATGTAGAAGTCGTCGTCGGTTTTCTCCTCGCCTTCGACCTTCACAAAGGTTCCGTGCGGGGCAACGCGGACGAGGTCTTCCAGCTTCTTCGCCACCTTGTTGTGCGAGCGCAGTGTGTCGCCGCCATCGCCGTCCTCGGTTGTGATCGTGAACTCAATGGTAGTGTCGGCGATCAGCAGAACATCACCTTCCCGAGTAATCGTGGTCGATGCCTTGATATTCGGGTCGAGGAGTATGTCTGTATGGAGGGCGGCTAGTATCGTTTCGGCGTTCACGTTATCCGGATCAGTATCCGGGATGTTGTGGGTGCCTGAGAAGGACACTGCGTCGTCGTAGAGTATAGTAGCCGTGAAGGTTTGACCGAAGACGCCACCCAGGCTCTGAATAAGACCCTGACCCAGCATGACTTCACTGGTGTCAACGGTCAAGTCTTCGGCGACTACTACATCCTGATTGGTGACATAGACCGTGTCGTCATAGACATGGAAGCTCATGTTATCGCCGATGTAGTCAATAGCGTCCTGGTCCTGCTCCACCACCGGGTATTCGGTGCCGGCAGTATCCCAGACGCGGATGACGCCATTGGAGAAACCGACCAGATACTTCTGGCCGTCGATCTCAACATCGTCGAACTTCTTGTCGGAAGTGACGCCTGCGAGAGTAGAGACTTCCTGCGCCGCTGGGCGCGAAGTCACTCCGAGCACCACGTCGCTGTGCATGTTGATCTGCTCGGACACTTGGCCGCGCAGTCTGACGCGCGCCTGCTGCTGGCTTACGCCCTGCAACACCGAGCCTAGTGATCCGGTCCTTGACATGAAGTGTCTCCTGTTAAGTTGGCTGCCTCGCACTCGCGCGGTTGACAGGATGATAGGCTGTGCGGAACCAGAGCCCGTGTGCACCTCTGAGCATATTGACGTCTGCGTTCTTCAGGTGCTCCCGGCTCACGGCATCCCACGCACTCTCTGCCATGCGAGCATAGCGAGTGAGCTTGGGCTCCGAGCCATCTTGATCCAGATAGAAATCGTGGCGAGCTTTCGCCCGGAGGTATGCCTGCACTGAAGCCGGCACTTCCTCGTAGGGAAGTTGATACACGACCCGGCACTTGACGTCAGCGCTGATGATGTAGGTCGCATCCGTCAAGTTAAAGAGCTTGCCGTTGCGCATCACGTATATCTTGGTCTGGTCGTAAGGGTCCACATGCATAGCGTTCGTGGCGAATGGAACCTCGCCCGCGCCGTTCTGCGACAGGGTCTCGATGGTCCTATTGAACCACCAGCCGCTGCTCTGGAATTCGTAGTCCACTTCCTCATACTTCGCGTTGGCTGCGATGTAGCTCGGATGTGCGGTATCGTTCGCAGTGAGCGCCGATGTGCCGATTGAAGCCAGCATAGCGTTGATCACTGACAAATGGGTGACAGCCATAGCTTGGCCTCCTCTGTGTGAAAAGTGCATAACGAATAGTCGAAAAAAAGCCCCGCCCACCGATCAACGAGCGCACTGTGGTGCTCTAGCGATGGGCGAGGCCCGACACAGGAGAGAACTGTGTTCCTAGCGCGTATAAGAGAAGTCTCGCGCCGTATTAGGTGATCCAGGTCACGGAGCCGCAAGCGCCCGGCAGGCGATTGCTGACACCGAAGGCCAGATAGCTGTCGATGAACCACGAGCGCTCGACCTTGTCGAAGAAGACGTCGGAAGCGAGCGGGATGGTTTCGCCGGCCAGCAGGGCCTTGGGATGCATGATGACCGCCGCGACCTGAGCCTGCGCCGCCGTCATGTCGTAGGCGTTGCTGTTCGAAGCGTTCGACAGCAGATGCGTGATGGCAACGCCATCCGTGGCCATCCGGTTGGTCATGATGACCGGGACGCCCATGATGGTCTTGAACTTGCCGTTGCTGAAGTCGCCGTTGTCCATCGAGAAATCCCGGTCAACCAGCTTGTCGTTGTTCAGGATCACGGCATACTGCGTCGGGTTCAGGAAGATGGCGCACTCGTCGGTGTCCATGTCATCCGTCTGCATCTCGACGACGATGCCTTCGATGGCGGTGTAGAGCAGGTCCGGATCGAGCTGATCGTTCGCCGCGGTCAGTGCGGTGGACTTGCCGGCGCCGAAGGCGCTGTTCAGGCTCGACGGTGCACTCAGCAGGGCGCCCTTGGCAGCCTGGATGAGGAACGCCTCGTCGAAGAACTTGGCGAGTTCCTTGCCGTGGTCGATGCCGAGTTCGGCGCGGGCATTGAAGTCCGTCTGGAACTCGTTCAACTGCGAACGGTTGTCGCGGGCGAGGATCAGAGTGTCAACCGTGACACTGGCCGAGCCGAACTCGGTCTGCGTGACCTCGGGCCGGACGCCCGGAGTGATTGCCAGCAGATCGGTCTTGCCGACGCGCCGGTTCAGGAGAGTGTCGGTGCCACGAACCGGCTTCACCGGAACGAACTTGCGCATGATCGACTTCTTGGCGAACTGACTGTCGACAGTGCCGCCATACTGGTCGATCATATCAGCGCGTGCAAAGTCACTGAGATGTGTGCTATCGACGGGAGGATTGGCCATCTTGATGGCTCCTTATGAGTTACAAGCCTTGTGCCCTGCCTCTATGGCGAGCGGCTGTGATTTCATTCAGCACAGCTTCGGACGCATTGTTCCTGTGTGCCTTGGTGAGTTCCGCAACATAGTCTGCGCGGGAGATTGAACGGGCTGACCCCGCAACGCCGCCGTCACCCTGGATGGGCGCGACGCCAGCGGTAGTCAGCGAAGTGTTCGCTTCGTCCGCGTTGTATTTCGCAGCGATCTCTGCAACGGCGAAGCGCGCCTGCGCGCCGCCTTCATCGACCATACCACGGTATTCAACCAACTCGGCGTCGGGAAGGTTGCCCTTGGCCCATGCCGCCATCTTGGTCCAGTTCTCCTCGCCGCCCGCAGCTTCCTTGATGTCGGCTACGATCTGGGTATTGCGAGCATTCTTGTCGTTCACGAAAGTCGTGACGCCGGCCATGATAAGCGTGGCCTTGGTCTGACCGACTTTCTCTTCCAGTCCTTCGAGGTCGATCTTCGACAGATCGCCTGCTGTGACTGCGTCGAACAGGAGCGCTTTGGCCTCCTCGGGAGACACGTCAGCGTTCTGCAACATGGTCAACACACTGTCGGCCACATCGTTACCGGTGGAACCCCACTCGTCTGTGTTCAGAGGAGTGTTTTCCTTCTCGGTCTGCGCTGCCTTGTCAGTAGCAGCCTTCTCGGCAGCGGCGATCTTGTCCGCTGCGTCCTTGTCTTCCGCTGCCTTGGCATCCGCCGCGGCCTTCTCCTCGGCAGTAGGCGCCGGGGGCTCGTTGCTGGGTGCCGGGGGCACAGGGTTGCCCTGAATTACGTTGGCGTCGTCGTTGCCGTCTCCGGGTCCGACGTTCTGGGCTTTTGCTGCCGCAGCGGCGGCTGCTGAAGTTTCCTCTGGGGTGGCCATTTATCTCTCCATCATGGCTGGTCAGCCTGGACCGCAGCCTCGCCACCCGCTTGGGCGACCTTGGCTTGAGCCTCGGCATTAAGCTGTGCTTGCTGCTGTTGCATAGCCGCTTCCTGATTTGCCTGCATCTCCTCTTGAGTATACATGAAGTTCTTCAGGGCGACAGTGCGGTTCGTGAACACGAAGCTCGCGAACAGCAACGGGTTGATCGCTGCGCGGATGTCTTCCGGCACAGCCTCGAGCATCTGTAGATCGGCTATCGCCAGCCGCAGGTTGTCGAGTTGCCCCTCACGAGACAGGCTCTCCAGACCGGTGACGACGATGACCTCGAATAACTCGGCGAAGTTGCCAAGCTCTGCTTCCAGATTGACTTGCAGGATCGCGAACTCGCTTTCCTTCTGCTGCCATTCTTCGGCAAGGCGTGAGTAGAGGCCACCGTAGGCGCTCTCCAACTCACGAGCGTTCAGTCTGATCTCCTCGGCAGTCACGCGCTCCGCGTCGCGGGTGCTCGCGCTGTTCAACAGGAAGGCTTGCGACAGGTCGCGCTCCCACTTGTTGATCGCTTCCATCATGATCGAGATGTCGCCCCGCTTGCCGATCTCCGGCACCGTGATGTCACCTTCGTTACCCTGATGGTAGCTACCGCGTAGAGCATTGTTCAGCACCTCGACGTCAAGGGTGCTCCCCGTGCGAACGAGGAACTTGATGTCAGCGATTGCGGCCATGAGGTCGATCATCGCCTCGGTCAGCACGTCGAGATTGTGGAACGCGATTGCGTTGTCCTCCACCAGCCCGCGCCCGTAGTGCTCGCCTCGTGCGAGGCTCCACGTCAGGGGCAGGATAGGCAGATCAACCTCAGTGTAGAACCGGGGAGCATCGATCATGACATTGTCCGCGGCCTGCTGGAACTGCCAGCGCTTGCCCACCAGCTTGTAGTGGCTGTAGAGCGTAACGTCGGTGTCGTTCTGGTAGTCAGGCTTCATGGAAAGCATCACTGCACGGACCTGCTCAGGAAGGTTCCCGAACTTCTTGTTGTCCTGGAGGATGCACTCGCGCATGTCGCCTTGTAGGCCGCGGCGAATACAGAAATCGCGCACGCCGTATACGACACGCTTGCCGTCCAGCATCCGGCGGATGACTGCGTTGCCAGTGATGATCATATGCTTGACCGACATCACGGCTATCGGCCGGTAAGCGGTCATTTGAAGTCCACGCATGGCGACCTGCTCGATACGAGCGGTCGATGAGCGAACGATCTCCGAGAGTTTGCCTGCTCCTTCGTCGCCGACTTCCTTCTCCAGTGCGACCTGCGCCTCGGGTGTGAGGGCAAGCGTGAAGAAAGGCCGGTCGTGCGGGAACATGGTGTCGGCGATGCGGTTGCTCAGGTGGTTGACCAAGCGAGCACCGACCACAACGTGGCCTTTCTCGGCTTCTTGGTTATGCTGAACCGCGACATCCATAGTGATGCTCGGGATCGTCCACAGTCCATACTGCTTAGAACGCGAGATCAGGTCGCCCTTCTCTCCGTCCATTTCTGACCATAGGTTGGACAGAAAGCCGTCATGCACTGGGTGTGTCATATTACGTCAAGCCTCCCACGGATGATGCAGAGGGTCCGGCCAGGGCAGCCGCCTGCTGCCGAGCAGCGAACGAGCCCTTGCCGCGGCGCCGGTCCTTGTCAGCCTTGGCCAACCGGACTTCGGCAGCCGTGTCTTTCTTCGGCTTCTTGGCGCGTGCGGCGGCTTCGGCTTTCTTGGCCTGCTTCTTGGCCTGCTTCCGCTGCTTGGTAGCGGACTTCTTGGCCATGACGGTGCCGCCCACCGCAGCCGCGACGGCGGCGATGGCGACGATTGTGGTGACTGCGGGCATGTCTATGCTCCTATCTTGAGCCTGTAGCTTTCCTCCAGCGGGGCGAACCCCTTGCGTCGGAGTATGCGGCCTGCGATGGCGGAGCTTGTGGATAAGGTGCAGACACGAACTTCGTCAACTTGAAGGTCGCGGCCTGCTTGAATGAAGGCATCGAGTAGTGCGATACCACTCTTGTCCTCGGCATACCAGCCGAACTCTTGCAGAACAGTCCAGTCTCGAAACAGATCGTCCACCACCATTCCGGCGATGAACCCTGTTCCAGACACAAACATGACGCCCTCGTCGATGACCCAGTCAACCATCTTACGGGTCTTCGGGTCGCTCAACGGAACATCAAAGTATTCTGCATTGAAGTTGTGGATCAAGTCTATGATCCCTTCGGCGTCGTCGGCTGTTGCCTGTCTCACTTCCACCATAGGAAACCCTTCCTCACTGGGAGGGTGGTTTCGACAATCTCGCCGGGCGAGTGGTCGGGCAACTTGCCTGCATTCAGGCGGTTCTCCAGCACATATCGGAAGTCGCGCTGTGCGCAGTGGTATCCGATGTGATACTGAGTGCTGTTCTCGTCCAGCGGGATAGGCGTTAGGGCGAGCAGTAACTTGGCAAGCAAGTCTTCACTGATCGGACCTAGCGCCTTCCGGGTGATTGCTGTCATGGGGGCCTCCGGGGTTCTGGATATCAGAAATGACTGCTGCACCCAAGTGGGCCGCGATGTCATGGGGTATCGGCACGCCTCGGCCGACACACTCGGCAGCGAGGATTATCATGTCCTCGTCCGAAAGTTCGGCATACGCCATTGTGTTCTCCTCTCGCGCGCCTGCGCGCGTGTTCTCTATAGAGGGCGGATTAAGGATTATCCAAAGAAGTAGGGGCTATGTAGCACCTGTTTTATATCGAGGTCGCCTGATGCAGGTAGGTCTGGCAAAGTGATGCCATACAGTTCCTCATGAGTGACTTTGAACTTCTCCAGCAAGTTATCCGAGTGGAGTTCCACAAAGGTCTTGCGGATGATGCGCTGCATGGTGTCTACCCGACCAGCGTGGCACCCGAAGTCATCATGGATCATGGAGAAGCAGTCGATGTCCTCGGCCACTGCGGCGTTCACAGTCATCATCAGATGCGTGGCGTCGATGTGGTGGATCAAGTTAGGGCTACTTCCTTGCCGCTGTTTCTTGACGTCTATCTGGCCATTGCTGGTCGCGATTTTTAAATCAAGACGGCCACCTATCTGTGTGCAAATCTTCGTGAGGTCGAACTTCTGCGCGGCTTGATACACCGGGAACCCAAGTGCACTCGTGTAGTCCAGCGCTTGCTTGTTCTTGGCCATGATACTGCTGGCGGTCTGCACCCAGTCCATAGCCGCTCGGGCTGCAACTACAACCTCGCTTATACTGGACCACAGGATAGGCGTCAGGTAAAGCGAGTGCCTGAAGCTCGTGCCCTTGTCGAAGAACTTCGGCGCGGTCTCGGTCAACCACCGGAAGATCGAACTCGTGCACGCCTGTTGTGTGCTGCCGTAGGGCAGGGTCATCACGGGCTTTTTGGAGAGCGACCTCGGCATAGCTTCTTCGCCAAGTGACGCGAATAGTGAGAGCCAATTAGACGCTCCAGTATGGTCCTTTGTATTAAGGGAGCGAAGACCACGTAGCTTTCGGGTGCACACATCAGCCACTTGCTGATATATGTCTGCCGGAACGTCTCCTCCCAACAGGTTAACGGCTCTACCGCCCACTGGGTCTCGGAGCATGGCCGAGAAATGCTGAAGCCCATTGCACGATCCGTCGAGTGCAATAGGAAGACTGGACCTAAAGCCCGGCCCATAGTCCGTCGCGGCTTTGTATTCGTTGCACCACGCCAGAAACTGCCAGGGCTTGTCACACCCTCCCCAGTGGGATCGGTGCTCCAAAGGGTCCGCAGCGATTGCGCGCCACAGATCGTGCTGCCGATCAATCCATACAACGCGATCATCGTAGCTAACCTTATCGTAGCCAAACTTGTTAGCACCATGGATTTTGAGCCAGTGCATGCCGCGCTCGCCGATGGGTTCGGTGCGGGCGAATTGTAGTAGGGATTTACTGTGGTCTGTCCCCTGCGGAGAAAGGCCAGTTGTAGCGCAGTATGTGCGTCCACGGAAGTCGCATGTGAAGGCATAATAGAACTTCTCCTTGTCTTGTAGTTCGCTTGCCAGACGCATTGTTCGGATCAGCGCGCGGTTCTGTGCGACCCGCTCGCGCTCCATACTGTGTATCTCTCGGGCGGCGGCTTTCCACTCCAAGAAATCTGTTCTCCGTGGGTCGTCTGCGGCCCAATCCTTCGGCTTGTCGTCCTCTCCAACCGGAGAGGGCGGTATCTCGTAGGGCTCACTGCGAGGCATACCGATCCCGAGGTTCCCCTGCCATACTTGCCGCATGACGTCGATCACCGGCTGGTTCAGCCGCCAGGGCGTCTCCTGCAAGGCGTTCACGGCAGACAGAACACCGGGCATCACAGCCGCGTTGATGCGCGCCTTGCGCTCGCCTGTTATTCCACCAGAGCGCGCGGTGTTCTTGATCAGCGGGGTCAAGTCCCGCAAGCGCGGGGACCAGAAGCCACCGTCCGCAGGGGTTATCCAGTCTGCCGGCGGGATCAGGCAGGGCATCCTGTCAGGCGTGATCAACTCCGCGAAGGCGTCATGCTTGTTGATCCACTCCAGGCATTGCTCAGTGGGCACAACATAAGTGAGGTAGCCTTTCTTAGCAGTGCGTCGCTGTTCTAGCTTCAACAGATCGCACGCTTCCATAGCCAGCGCGACCGCCACGGAGCCCACATGCACTTTGTCGGAGTGCGACCAGGAGTGCCACCCTACACCCTTCTTGTTGGAAGCGTCCACCAGATTGCGATGCATGTGACGATAGTTCTTGGTGTGCCCAGCGTCGAGGCGCCGGATGATCCCCGCGTAGTATTCCAGATACTCGGTCTCGAAGGCCGAGAACCGCAGTTCGTCCTCCAGCATACCTCCGATGCCCAGGCACACCGCTTGCGTTGGGATACCCTTCGCCGCGGGCACAAAAGCAGCACCAAGGAGATGACGTAGGGTAAACATCGCGATCACGTCGGTGCTGATACCGTCTAGCAGCTTGGCATACTTGCTACGCCGCCTGCCGGGCAATTTACCCGTGAGGAAGTCACTTATGTGCTCGCTGATCTGTAACACATAGCTCCGCAGCAAGCGACTGCCTGCGCTGGTCTCAGTCTCTCGTCCTCCCTCTACTGCCTCTTGCTGCTGTGTCCGGAAGCGCTGGACGCCCCGGTAGATCATCTCGTGTTCCCAGTCAAGCTGGTCTTGCAGAGCAACGGTCATGTCAACCTTTCACTAGCTTTGCTGCACGCCTCTTGGCCTTGGCCTTTGCGAGCCGTGTGAGCCGCTTCTCGTTCTCTGTCTTGTGCGTCGGGTGGATCAGCCCGCGCCGACCGGGCGCGGACCATTGAGGCACACGGTGGTGCATCAGGTATTGGGTCAGTGACTTCAGCCACTCTACAGGGTCGTTGTCCTTGCCTGCTGCGCGCTTGGCGTAGCGGATGATCTTGCCCTCTATGCCGTTACAGTTCAGGCAGAGCACGCCCCGTATGAACCCGGTGTCATGATTGTGGTCGAGCGCGGGCTTCTTCTTGGTCGTGCCCCCGCGCAGGGGTGAGCCGCACAGGGGACACTTGTGCCCCTGTTGCGTCATGATGAACACCCGCACCTTCTCAATCTGGCTGTGACTGATCTTCATCGGGTTTCTCCTCGGGTTCCATCAGCCGCTGCATGATATGCGGCACCTCGACGCCACGCATAGCCTCCGCTGCGCTCGCCAGGGCGTAAGCCTGTGAAGGACAGCCGCCGGTCTCCCGTGCATAGTAGGCTTGGTCGTCGAGGTTCGTTGCGATGTCCTCCAGCAGCATGGTCACGAGGCGCTCGATCTGTTTGACCATGCCTCCCTTGCTTCCCATCATGGCGTCCATCCTACGTCTGCGATCTTCCGCATAGAATAACCGCCGGAAACGGGGTCGTAGATGAACTCCACGATAGTGCCCATCTCGCCAGCCAGGAGGATGCGATCCTGAAACACCGTCATCGCTGCTACTTTCTCGCTGGGTTTCATCATTTGATTATCCTCTCCTCTTTGAGCCACGCGAGCACGTCACGCGGGTCTTTGTTGCGCCGCATCCATAGCAACAGCATGTCGCCGAATAGCGCACGGGTGGCCGTCGTGGGCTCCTGTGTGCGATAGTCGATGAAAGTCCGGACCCCCTCAAATTCGGCATCCATATGGTGGAACAAACCGCGAACCACCGAATAGCACTGCAAGTCGTTCTTGCACCACTCGATCAGGGTATGAGCGAGCACGGCGCCGACCGGCCTAGTCTTGTTACCCGCCGCATGCATGGCCGCGAGGCGAGCCTCATGGTGCTCGGTGCCGCTTGCGTCCTCGGCCTTGCTCACGAGCTTCAGGTAAGCTGCTGATGCTGCGTGGAACTTACTGAGCACTTGCTGAGATACGCATGGCAGACCTTGGATACTATCGGCCGCATCGCCCATCAAGCACTGCGCCCAAAAGAATTTGGTTCCCCATCCTTTGAGCGTTTTGCTAGTCTTCGAGGCGTCGATCCAGATGGAACCGAAGGCGTCGCCGACGCAGATAACTGCCTCAGTATCGAAGCACCAGTGAAGTCCGGGAACCATGCGCAGGTCTTTGTCTTTTGACACAATGACTGACAGAGTGCCATTTCCATCCCGCACGGCGGCGTAGTTGGCCTGGGCCATTCCGTCGTCTGCTTCCTGGTCAAGGTGCACCATGCTCGGGCACTCGGTGCCAACATAGTGGCGCACAGCGTCAAGAAACTCCGGTCGAACACGGTCCACTCGCGATCCTTGGTATGGGAGTGTGACGGCTTGCTCATTGCGTCCACCTTTGTTTGACCCGCTCGGGGTGATGTGTGCGATGTAGGTCTCGGAGGAAGTCATCTTCCTCATGTGCTCGAAGCCGCGTTTCGCTCTGGCGCACATCTCGGCCAAGGTCTTGCGGGGCTTGATGCCCTGCAACTCGTCCTTGGTCTCCGCTGATGCCTGATAGGACATGAAGTCAGCATCGATGTGCGCCACCCGGCCCGCTACCGTATCAGGGTAGCGGACCTCGACCGTCTGATCTGCGAGTTGCTCGTCAGTCAGGCCGAAACGGGAGGCGATACTCACGACACGCCAAGCTGATCGAAGATCGCCTGTGCCGCAGCAGCGGCATCGTCCGTGGGCTTGGGGTCGGCCAGCCCAACAGCCGCAGCAGCGGTTGCTGGGGGAGGGTTGACCTCGGAGACGGGCTCGGCAGCCTGGGCTTCGCCGGCAGCCGCCGCAGCGCGTGCCTCGGCTTCGCCACTCGGCCCTACGTCGCCGGGCATCTCCAGGTCGTCCACGCCGTTAAGCATCTGCTCCAGAGGGGAGCCACCGAAGTCGATGGCGTTCTCCACGATGTCCTGCTGAAGCCAGTTCTTGCTCTCCTGGACATCCACACCGTCGCGCTTGACCGTGCGGGTGCCGTCGATGAACACGCTCGCCCACTGCTCCTTCGTGGGAGCATCCCACAGGAGGAGGCGCAGAGGGATCGTGCTCTCTGGGATGTCGAACGCCATGAGTTCGCCCGTCGCCGGGTTCGTCATCTGGGGGGCGCCGATCAGATAGTTGAAGTCCGCGTCCTTCATGTTGGCGTAGGTGACATCCTTGCCATCGCGATCCTTGCCAGGGGCATGGATGATGTCGATGAGGAAGCCCTCGTCGAGCATCTGCGGGAAGTTGTTGATCCCGTCGCGACCGTATTTCATCTTGTTGAACAGCTTGATGAAGCCGCTGTTCTCCGCGGACTTGATCGTGAGCTTGATGCCGATCACGCCTGTGAACTTCTGCATCTCGCCCTCGACCTCAACCTCACGGCAGTGATTCGGGCCGTTGAGTTCGAAGGTGAGGCGCGCCTCACGGCAGTCCGGCTTGGCCTTGCCCTGAAACGCTTTCTGCGGGCGCTTGCCCACTTCGGTGTAGCCCACGAAACGGGCGAAGGTCTTGCCGGCGGGTGTGAGGTCGTTCTCGAAAACGGTCGTCTTGGTCTGATCGTTCTCGCTGGCCTTGGCCTGTGCGAGTAGTGGGTTGACGTCGGTCATAGCGTTCATCTCCTATGCTATGTCGTAGTGGTGTAGGTCCAGCATGTTCGGCCCCGTCTCCGCATCTACGGGGAAGGGCACCGGACAATCTATGCCGAACTTGAGTTTCAGAAGCTGTGGCACAGCCTCCATGATCTTCTTCATGCCGGGTATGACGACAGCCACCACATCAGGGTGCATGTCGACCCAGACACAATCGTGCACGGTGTTCACCAGGAGTGCGAGCCCACCGAAGTTGTCGTTGGCCACGAACCAGCGCCATAGGACGCCGAGTGTCATCTGCACGATCTCACCGCCCGTGCCTTGGACGGGGTAGTTCTTCATCTCTGGTGGAGAGAAGCTCTCGACGATGCCCTTCTCGCGTTGCCACTTCTTGGCATCCCATGAGCGCCACGAGTAGATCGTGCCGGTGGGAGCCTGCCATTCACCTCGCCTGAAGGGTCGCCAGCCGCGCTGGCCGTCACGGAACCACTCCGCTGATTGGATCACTGCGCGCTCGACAGCGGCGTTGAAGGCGACTACGCCGGGGTATTCTTTGTCCTCCTCGACCATCAAGTCCTTGACCTCTTGGACAGGCATCCCCGTCTCGTCAGAGATCGTCGTGGCTCCGGCGCCATAGGCCCGCTGGAAGCTGAAGATTTTGCACTTGGTGCGCTCGGCCTTCCACCACGCGAACTGGCTGTAGGTCTCGTCCTTGCACCAGTAGAGTGCGTCGGTGTAGCTGCACCCGTTCTTGAGGGCCACGCGCTTGCAGTGGAAGTCGATCCTGTCGTTAAGATCGCGGCAAAGGTTCTTGTCGAGCGACAGCAGACCCTGCACAACCACCTCAAGCTGGCTGTAGTCAAGCTCGCCCATGACCCCGTTCGGGAACCTGCTGATGAACATCGCCTTCACGTCGCTCTTGTCGCCGCGCGGCACGTTCTGGAGGTTCGGATCGCTGCTCGCGAGCCGGGTGGTCACGGTCGTGTTGTGGTTCAGCTTGTGGTGGATGATACCATCCGGGCCGACACAAGTCAGCATCCCCGACAGGTTGCCCTTGTCGTCGGCTTTGACGTAATAAGTGCCGATCTCTTTCACGAGCGAGGAGTATTCCTTGAGGGTCTGGAGGAACGGGATGTCGCGCTTCAGGATCACGTCCATCACGTCCTCGCCAGTGCCGTAGCAAGCGTTGCCTGCGCCGTCGAGGCGAGCGGTCTCCCACTCCTTGCGGCCCTCGGTGTAGCCGGGTAGGTCATAGAAGAAATCCTGTATCTTCGTCTTCTTCTCGCCCCAGCCCTTGGCGTTCTTGTATTTGGGCTCACCCTTCTTCTTGCCAGACACATAGCAGTCCTGCCTGTGCCACGGCTGCCCGTGTCCAGCGGGATGCGCCCAGCACTGTTGGCTTTCGCTCCAAGTGCAGCGCCGGGGATTGACCGCATTGCCCCCGAACAGCGGCCATCTCTCCGTGGCCACCAACCGGGCGTCCTTGCCCGTGTTCGGGTCGATATAGGTAGCCGACTTCTCGTATCGGATACGGCCACCGAAGATGATCACGCTCTTGTCAATCGGTGACGTCCAAGAGAAACCCACCTCCTCGGGGATCGTCTTCGTGTATGTGTTAAGCATCAAGCCAGCAGCGGTCTGTTTCACAGCCAGCTTCCCCAAGTCCTCACGGGCTCGGGCGCGGTCGATCATGCAGCCGTTGAACTCCATCTCAGTAGTTGCGCATAGACCGTCCATTCTTGCGTGTATGGCGGCTGTCATGCCCAGCGCCTCGGCTTCCTCGATCTGCCCGAGATAGACAAGCTCAGTGTTGCCGATGTCGCCTGAGTTCCGGAGTTCCTCCTCGGTGCCGATCAGGTAGTCCTCGACGAGCGCCGGGTCGATGTCCGATGTGTGGACCCCCGCGTTCCAGAACTCCTTCATACCGTCTATCTTCTTACGGCCACCGTAGCTTTCAATGATCTGGTCGAGGGAGCACATCTGATACTTACGTGCCTGTGCCCTGAGTAGATACTCAGCATACTGACAACACCAGACACGGCCACCGCGCTTATAGAACGCCTTGAGCGACGCATTGCCCGCGACCATTTCGTAAAGCAAGTCGAATTTGATGTTGAAGCCGACAAGCACGTCCACGTTGTCGGGTATAAAGAGCGGATGTTCGTGGCTGCTCTCCCGGTTCTTGTGATAGCGCATAGAGCACCGCTCGTCACCCTCGATCTTCCACCCGCTCATGACCACGTAGTTCCTTGCGTCGAACGGGTTAGCCGTGCGCTTCCGGCTCTTGTGTATTTGTGTCTCGCTGTCGAAGACCATATAGCTCATGGTTCTCTCCTCTTGCTCCTCCGCATTGCGCCAGTTGCCCGGTTGTTTCGTTTGACCTTGAACTCAACCATGCCGGCTTCAAAACGAAAGTCTATGTCGTGCACCAGCCCGCAGTCACAACAGGCGAGCTTGTAACCGGACTGCACGGGCAGTATCCATGGTGTCCAGCCGTCTTCGCCGGGTTCCAGATCGGTGTATCTGGTCATGTGTCCTCCATGAACTCGTCCACCGCTTGCGGCAAACTGTCCTCGCGCGCCAGTCTCTCCTGCTCCTCCTCCAGCGCAACGATCAGATCGCTACGCAGGTAGTTGCCGGTCCTCTGCCGTGCAGCGAACTCGGCATTGGCACGCCGGGCTCTCGCGTAATGATTGTCATTCATCCTCTTCATGGTCTGGTCTCCAGTGCTGGAAGGTGGGTTGACGGAGCTTGTCGTAGCTCGGGTCTCGCTTGTATTTCACAGTGGCCCATGCAGGTGCCCAGCCCATCGTCCACAGGTTCCGGCGATCCTTGTGTGTGAGCTTGCCGGGGCCGACGCCGACCTTGATAGCGAGGCCACCGTCATACCATAGGCCGTTCAGTCTGCCGACCATACCAAGGCGCTCTCCGGTGGCGCTGAGTGCTTCCTCGTAACCCGTGATCCAGACTTCCGTGGTCGGGTCGATCACATACTTCTGGTATCCCCAGGTGCGCTTGCCGGGCTGCCATAGCTCGTTCATGTTGCGCACCACGGCACCCTCGGGCAGCCAGCCGTCGTGCTCAGTGGTGAACGCCTTCAGGGCACATCCGAGTTCGGCGAAGTCCCGGCAGATCATTTGCGGGATCATTCTCCATGCGGGGGACGAACCCATGCCGCGGATAACGCTCTCCACGAATGCAATGCGCCGACCGAAGCCATCTTCAGCCTGTTCGCCGCTGGCGTCGAAGATGTTGAGCACCAGATCGTCGTTCTGCTCTTGGCGCCTGACGTGTCCGGAGACGTCCTTGAAGGGCATCCCTTTCTCGGTGTGCGTGGTCTCGGCTACGATAGTGATGTCGAAGCACTCACGCTCCAACGATGCGAACTGGGCACACAGAGCGCGCACCTGTTCCCTCACGCTGGGCACTGGCTTGTCCTGCCGAGTGCGCGCAAGCCATGAGCATCCGGTGCCACGCTTGCTGAAGTCCATGCGGACAGGCACCCCGTCGAGCTTCTCGCTCACCATGACAGGGAACTCCAGCTTCTTCGGGGTATAGGGCTTGGCGAGTTGAATGCTGCTGGTCATCCCAGTATCTCCCTGTAAGCTGAGTAGATATCCGTCATGAGCCTCTTGGCCGTCTTCCAATCCATTACCTGCATGGTCTCGCTGGGCAGGGGGATGTCCGGAGTGTGTGGCCACGGGTCTTCCGAAGTCGTGAACAAGTCCCGCTTCTCCCACATCCAAGATTTGTTGTCATAGTATTTGATCAGGACGGGGTCGCAGTCAGGAATTTCCAGAGCGACTTTAATCGCCGCAAAAATTTTCCACTCAATTCTCTTAAACTCAATCAAAGTGGATTTCAGCGGGCGCTGCATATCGCCGACATAGGCTTCCGCAGCGTCGTGCATCAGGAGCGCATACTGCTCCGGTAAAGATACGCCATCACGATACGCCATCAGGGCGCACTGCATTGAGTGTTGCGCCACGCTGATGGGCTCGTCGGCGTGCCCACCGAAGCGGTTCACTTGCGCCAAAGAATGGATAATTGCCTCCGCGCTTACCTCTTCCGGCCGTGGATCGAGAGGGTAAAAGCGCCCTGTCCGCGATTGCGTCCACGGCCCGCGATCTGGGTCCGTCTCGAACCCAGCGGCCGTATCGTCGTATCTGGTCATTTCTTGTGCTCCTGTGGTGGATTGCGATTGAACGTCGTCCACTGTCCGCCGGGATCGTCGGCGATCATTAGTTCCAGCAGGAAGAGATTGTTTATGATCTCGTGCCCAAGGTGGTGTATCCAGCTTTCCAGGTCGTGGGTCTCACCCTGATCGCGCAGGTTCCGGTGACGCCGTGCGGCAGCGTCGTAGCGCTCTATGGCGTTCGGCACCTTCTTCCAGCTATGGGCCTCATACTTGAGGTTCCCGTAGTCGAGCGTAGACTGCACCACGGCCAGAGCGCGCGGAACACCTTTCTCCATAAGGGTCGGGTTCGGCTTTCCTGCATCGGCCTTGAACTCCTGCGAGGACTTCGGTGGATCACCGGGAATTGGACACGGCATGCAGGGGTCATGTTGAGTGTTGCAATGTGTGCAAAAGGGCAGGCTCCACGCCTCGCGTTCTCGGTCGGCTGATCGGTTCATCGCTCCAACTCCTTCAGCAGTTCGTCCTCGGTGCTCACCACAGCATCGGCGAGCCCATACATCACATCCCATCTATCGTAGTCCGCGTCGAGGAAGATGATGGTTCGTTTCCCAGCGCCGATGCAACGACCGAGTTCAAGATGTCCACTCTTTCCCGCAGGGAGAACCAGCACCGCATGGGTGCATTCGTTGAGATGCTTTCTGTCGAAAGCCTGCACGTTTCGGGCAGCGTATCCCTTGAGAGCAGTCGCATAGGTATCTCCTCGATTGATCGAGTAGGTGCGCCAGTAGTCGTCGGCCTCCGGACCAGCAGCATACCAGTCATCGAACACCGTCCACTCCTCGCCCAGCGCCACACGCAATACCTTGCCCAGGTCTGGAACCTCCGGGTTGCGGAGGCTCCCGATCAGGTAGACCTTGCGGTGCACCGGGTTCTTGAGCGGTGGGAAGTAAGTAGGTAGGTGTGTGCAGCAAACGCATGGGTTGGTGAAGCAGCATTTGCACCTGCTCCACGTTACACGGTTCTCTCCGTTTGTCATCTCCAAGCCTTTCCGTTCTTGATGGTCAGGATCGCGCGCTTGGCGTTCGGATACGTCACGATCAGGGAATGGCTCCACGAGGACAGGCCCTTGTTGTAGCCCATGTCGAGCTTTGCATACAGGCCAGTCGTGTAGACGCCATCAACGATCCCTGCGGTGTGCGTATGGGCAGTATTGGCTTTGCCCACCGTGCGCAGGTTCTTGGGAGCGCCTCGCGCCCCGTTCGGCCCGAGGTGCCCGTGCAGGCCCGCCTGGATCGTGTCGAGGATCAGGTAGCTGTCATCCTCATGCACCATCGTCATGTTGTTCAGGACATCAGCGCCCAGGGCACTGGATAGGGCGAAGGCGAAGGGTCGTGGCTCCGTGCCGCGATCAATCATCTCGTGGCAATAGTAATTCAGGCGATGCCAGAACTTGATGTTCACGGGATCAGTTAACACGGTGTGATTGCGCAGCCATACCTCTACGGCCTGATCGTGGTTCGAAGTCACGATAACAGTATGCGACCACTCTCGATAGGCCATTGTGCTCAGGAATTGGCCGACACCTTCGAATTCCGCTGCTACGTTGTCCAGACCCTTCTTGTGCATCTCGTGCAGGAAGTGCCCGTCCTTGATGTTGTGGTGGTTCCGCGCGGCGAAGTCGATAGTGTCGTGGAAGAACTGCTCACGCGGGCGCAGTGTATCAAGGATGCCCCCGTCGTTGAACACAGCCAATAGGATTTCCTTGTCTTTCTTGTCCCAGTGAATATCGCCGTGGGTCACAGCCTGCACACGCTGGTTGGGGAACACCGCATTGTGCGTAAAGTATTCGTTCAGGTCGTAGAAGCTGCCGTCGTTCTTGGCATTGATCTGGCGGACCCACCACGTATCGTCGTCGTCGATCTCCACGATCACGGCGCCGAAGACATGATGGAAGTCAGCCACCTGCCCGGCGGTCTTCTCGATGTAGTTCCGCTGCGTGACCGCGCCGGTCGTGTAGAGCATCTTCGTGGGGAAGCCCTTCATCGTCGGAACGCTCTCCATCGCCATCTTGGCATGCGGAATGATCGCGCTGTCCTGGCGGGTGTAGGTCTTGAACTGCGTCAGCGGGAGCTTCATCGTCGGTATAACATTCAACTCCCCACACCACACCAAATCGTCGGCCAACTGGAGGCTCTCGTCGCTGACGTGATCGGCTATTGCGGGATCGAACCATAGCTTTTCGCCTTCCTGTGTGTCTGCGCCGGGCTTCACTGATTTCTTTCCGAAGCTCGCTTTGTTGTAGGTGAACCGACTAATGTGCAGCACCGCGTTCTTGTGCTTACAGTAAACCCGGAGGGCATCCAAGAAGTGCTGGTGCACCTTCGTGTTGCTCTGGGCTGACGTGAACACATGGGTCTTGCCCTGCGCCATCTCCCGGCGCTTGTCAGCGCTCTCGATCACG